TGAGGCCTCCGCGGTACTATGACAAACTGTTGAATGATAAGAACCCAGAGTTGTTTGAACAGATAAAAGAAGCCCGCGCTGCGCGGGCTCCAGAGCCTATTCTGGAATATGAAGAAAGGCTTGATCGTCTGTGGGTGTCAGAAGAATGCAAGGAAATAAAAGGTCAACGTTTCGAACGTGATCCTGAAAAGGTAAGGATTTGACAGGGTTTACAAGTTTTCATTAATGAAAATAACCCATAAAAAAATTGTTGACGCAGAGTGTATATTATGTACAGAATGTATCCGTAACATAATTACGGAGGCAAAAGTAATGAAGAAAGTTTATTTCGCTGTATATGATATGAAGGCCAAAGCTTATGGCGGGCCGTTTTTAGAAGTCACGGAAGGTACCGCCATTCGTGCAGTTCAGGACGCAATTAAAAGTCCTGACCATCCTTTTGCTAGACATCCCGGTGATTTTGCCTTGCATCGTCTCGGCTCGTTTGATGACGAGACGGGTTTGATCGAGGGGCACGATCCTAAACCTCTAATAGAGCTCGCGCAGCTCACTGGAGAATAATCAAATGCTCGGTAGTACAACTGGCAATTTGCCATCAACTCTTCAACATAATTTTTCTAGAGTGCCACAGGCTAATATTCAGCGTTCATCGTTTCGGCGTCCCCATGGGCATAAAACGACATTTAACGCTGGCGAGCTCATCCCAATTTTTGTGGACGAAGTGCTACCGGGCGATACCTTTAATATTAACATTAACAGTTTCGGAAGATTGGCGACCCCCCTTTTCCCTTTGATGAGTAACATTTTTATAAATACTTATGCGTTTTTTGTTCCAAACAGGCTCGTTTGGGATAATTGGGAAAGGTTTCAAGGGGCGCAAGATAATCCCGGAGACAGTATCGACTATCTCGTTCCACAAATAACCAATCAAACTGTCGCAGCGGGTGACCTTTACGATTATATGGGTATCCCAACTGCTGTCGCTGGTTTGAGTTGGAACAATTTGGTTGGTCGAGGATATAATCTTATTTGGAATGAATGGTTCCGCCACCAGGTGCTGTAAGACAGTATCCCGGTTTTGACGGATGACGGTCCGGACTCCTATTCAGACTTCGTTATACGGCGTAAGAATAAGGCGCATGACTACTTTACCAGCGCGCTCGATGCGCCTCAGCGTGGCGATGCTGTAAGTTTGCCTTTGGGTACCTCAGCGCCGGTTGCGGTTGATGCAACAGCGGCAAACAGAACGTTTGGCGTTTTGATGCCTAACGTTGGTGCCGGTACTCAACATTATGCGCTGAACACATCAACATATAGTGTTCTTTCGACTAATGTATCAAATTGGTCTGATCCTGACGCTAATTTGTATGCTGACTTGTCACAAAGTGCAGCCGTTACTATCAATCAGTTGCGAGAAGCGTTTGCTATTCAAGCGTTGCTCGAGGTGGATCAAAGATCCGGCACAAGATACACGGAGAGCCTTTTGGCTCATTGGGGCGTGTCTAATGGCGACGATCGCCTTCAACGCCCTGAATATCTTGGCGGTGGTCGCACATCAGTGAATGTGCAGCCAGTGCCACAAACCAGTTCAACTGACGCCACTACTCCACAAGGTAATGTGGCAGCTATGGCAACAGCTGGCGGCAATGTGGGCAATATTAGCAAGTCATTTACCGAACACGGTCATATCATTATTTTGGCATGCGCTACGGCTGATTTGGATTATCAGCAAGGCATTAACCGTATGTGGTCACGGCGTGACCGGTATGATTTTTATATGCCAGTGTTTGCCCATCTTGGTGAGCAAGCTGTGCTTAATAAAGAGATTTATGCGCAAGGTACTTCAGCGGATGAGGAAGTGTTTGGGTATGTGCCGGCGTGGGATGAGATGCGCTATAAAAGCAATCTCATCACCGGACATATGCGGTCTAATTATGCACAATCCCTTGATGCGTGGCATCTTGCCCAAGACTTTGCGTCACTCCCTGCCCTCAATAGTAGCTTTATTGAGGAAAACCCGCCCATCGATCGAGTGGTCGCCGTCCCAAGCGAACCAGATTTCATTTTCGATTTCTATTTCGATATGACTTGTACACGGCCGATGCCGGTGTATGGCGTACCCGGGTTAACTACACGACTTTAGGCGGTGTTATGGACCCTCTCAACAGCATTAAATGGACTGCTATTGTTACTTTTGTCCGGAAAATTGTCATTCCGGCAGCGATTGGTGGTTTGGTCCTTTGGCTTATTGCTCACGATCTTGAGCCTTGGGCTGTTGTTGCATGTGGTGTTGCTGACGCTCTTGCTGTAGCTGTGACGGAGTGTACGAAATGAGTTGGTTTATTCCTGCGCTTATTGGCGGTGTTGTTTCTGGTTATGGCCAATATAGGGCTAATAAAGAGACTAAAAACTATCTTACTGGAATGTCTAACACAGGTTATCAGCGTGCAATGGCTGATATGAAAGCAGCGGGTTTAAACCCGATGTTAGCTTCAAAGTTAGGACCAGCGTCTACACCTAATTATCAAGCAGGAAATGTAGGTGGAGCTGCGGTGTCTGGTTTTAGCCAGGGCGCAGCTGCATCTGCTTCTATAGCATCAGCCAGAGCAAGTTCAGCGCAATCAGTGCACACGCAAGAACTAGTAAAACAAGCAAAGATGAATACAAAAATGCTCGAAGCAAACGGCGTGGCTCCTATGGAGGTTATTTATACGCCGCCAAATATAATTGGAAGTGAGCTTTATAGCAATTTTAAAAAGTATGTGACAGGCGGTCAAGTGGCGCCGTGGATGAAAG